CAGAATCAGCTAGCGAAGAAATCTTCACAGTAGAATCCTATCTGTCCTGCTGTAAAGAAACTGGTCTGTCTATTGATGATCTAAAGCACATATCAATCGGAATGGCTCTAGATTATCAGACGGATTATGTGAATTTACGGAGCGAGGACAAAGGTGGTGAACGGAAAGCCACGCAAGCTGATTTTGACAGTTTTTAAATAAAAAAATGAGTGCTGAGAGAGCGATTCTGAGACCAAGTTCCTTGATATGACTGCATTATCAGTCGTAGAAATTCTCTCAGCGCTTTTCTATTTTTTTGAGAAAGGAGGAAATATGGCAGGAAATATCAAAGGTATCAAAATTGAAATTGATGGCGACACACAACCCTTACAGAAGGCGCTGAAAAATGTCAATAAGGCTGCTACTGATGCAACTCAGGAGTTGAGACAGATTGACAAGGCCTTGAAGTTTGATACAGGAAACGTAACGCTCCTGACTCAGAAGCAAGAAGTCTTGCAAAAGCAAGTTTCGACGACCAAAGAGAAACTGGAAACGTTGAGACAAGCTCAGTCTCAGGTGGAACAGCAATTCAAAAATGGTGATATCGGTGCTGATCAGTACCGTGCTTTTCAACGTGAAGTTGAAACTACCAAGAATGTCCTTAAAGGTTACGAAGGCAAACTTGCAAATGTGAACCAGGCGCTTGCTGAGAATGGGAGTGCTACTCAGAACAACAAGAACCAATTAAAAGAACTACAAAATGAGCAGAAGCAACTGGCTAGCGAGAATGAAAAAGTAGTCAGTTCATTCAAATTGCAAGAAAGTCAGTTAGGAGCTAACGCAAGTGAAGCTGACAAATTGGCGCTAGCTGAGAAAAGGATTGGAGCTCAATCTGATATTGTTTCTCGGCAGATTGAAAACCTAGAAAAGCAATTAGCTCTTACAAAGCAAGAGTATGGTGAAAATTCAGCTGAAGCCAATAAAATGGAAACACAGTTGAATCAAGCTAAAACAGCTTACTCAAATCTCTCTCAAGAGATGAGCAACCTTGGGAACGCTGGTAAACAAGCAAGCGGCTCTCTTAGCGAAACAAACAACCTCTTAAAAGCTGAATTACTCAATCAATTTTCCGAAAAACTTTCCGAAATCAGTCAAAAGTTAGTTGATTTCGGAAAGAGTGCTTTGGAAGCTTTTCGTCAAGTTGATGAAGGTATGGACACCATCGTCACAAAAACTGGTGCGACTGGCGATGGCTTGAAAGAAATGCAAGATATTGCTTCAGGTATCGCAACAACTATCCCAACTGACTTCAGCAAAGCTGGTGAAGCAGTCGGAGAGGTCAACACACAGTTTGGATTAACCGGTGATGCTCTCAAAGATGTTTCCATAGAGATGATTAAGTTCGCTGAAATCAATGGTACAGACATCACCAATTCAACCATTTCAGCAAGCAAAGCATTGGAAGCTTATGAACTATCAACCAGTGATTTAGCGAAGGTTTTAGACTCTACAACCTACACAGCTCAATCAACTGGTGTTTCAGTTGATGATTTGATGAAAAAAGCCATCGAAGGAGCACCACAGATTAAAATGCTAGGTCTCTCATTCGAGGAAGGTGTAGCATTGCTCGGACAATTCGAAACGAGTGGTGTAGATGCTTCAAGTGCTTTGTCAGGGTTAACAAAGGCAGCAGGCTCATACGCTAAACAAGGGAAGACTCTGAAAGAAGGCCTTGTCGAAACAATCGATAAGATAAAGAATACGACTAGCGAAACTGAAGCAATGGGTCTCGCTATGGAAATTTTTGGTGCTAAGAAAGCACCTCAAATGATTGATGCAATCAAGCGTGGTTCTTTTGACTTCCAGTCATTCGCCGAATCTGCTGAATACTCAGTAGGAGCAGTTTCTAAGACATTCGAAGCTACTCTAGATCCAATTGATAAATTCAAGACTGCACAAAACTCAGTTACGCTAGCAATGTCCGAACTGGGAGCAGCAATAGCTGAAACTCTAGCACCTATTTTTGAAGTGTTAGGAAACATGGTCAAAGACATAGCAGAATGGTTCAGTGGTCTACCTGGACCCGTTAAAGAATTTATCGTGATTTTGGGAGTGGTAGTCACAGTTGCTGGCATTTTAGTCCCGATATTCTTAACCTTGCAAGCAGCAGCAGTCGCGCTTGGAACATCCATCGGAGCGATGATTGCAGCAGCTGCACCTATAATCGGTATTGCTGCTTTAATTGTTGCCGCCATTGCAGCAGTCGTAATTGGAATCAAGTATTTATGGGACACAAACGAGGGATTCCGAGATGGAGTCATGACAGTCTGGAATGCCATTCTGGAAGTCATTAACAAAGTTGTAAGTGAAGTTTCTGACTTTATTATGAGCATGTTTGGAGTGGTTGTCAATTGGTGGACCGAAAACCAAGAGCTTATACGATCTAGTGCAGAAACAGTCTGGAATGCTATCCAAACCGTAATTGATGCAGTCATGACAGTCTTAGGTCCATTAATCGAAGGCGCATGGGCGAATATCCAACTGGTCATCACAACCGCTTGGGAAGTCATCAAGACTGTAGTTGAAACTGCAATCAATGTTGTTTTAGGCATCATCAAGGCAGTCATGCAGATCATCACAGGTGACTGGTCAGGAGCATGGGAAACAATCAAGGGAGTGTTCTCAACTGTATGGAATGCTATCCAAAATGTTGTTCAGACCATCTTCACAGCTATCCAATCGTACATTTCAAATACGATAAACGCCATTTCAAGTACAATTTCAAATGTATGGAATGGAATTTCAAGTACAATTTCAAATGTATTAAATGGTATTTCAAACACTGTTTCAAATGTTTGGACAGGAATCAAGAATTCAATCGGGAATGCTATAAACGGAGCTAAAGACCTTGTAAGCTCTGCAATAAGTGCGATTAAAGGTCTGTTTAATTTTAGTGTTAGTTGGCCACATATTCCACTACCTCATTTTTCAGTAAGTGGTTCAGCAAATCCATTGGATTGGTTGAGTCAAGGTGTGCCAAGCATCAGTATTGAGTGGTATGCTAAAGGCGGTATCATGACGAAACCGACCATTTTTGGAATGAATGGCAATAGCCTTATGGTTGGTGGTGAAGCTGGTAACGAAGCAGTATTGCCACTTAATGATCAAACGCTTGGTGCTATCGGTCGAGGTATTGCTCAGACAATGGGTGGAACTTCACCGACCATCAATATTACTATTACTGGTAATACTGTCAGAGAAGAAGCTGACATCATTCGTATTGCTGACGAAGTAGCTCAGAGAATTGCTGATGAAATCCAACGTAGAAGCCAATTGAGAGGAGGTATGGCATGATAAAACATAATGAACTTGTGATTGACGGTGTAAGAACATCGTCTTTTCCATTTAAGGTCATCGTCCATGATTCTCCCTCGGTTGCATTAGGAGAAGGCAAAACAGCTCTTCTTGAGCACGGTGGAATTAGTGGAGCAATCGTACAAACCAACAAACACAGAGGTCTTGTAAAGAAGACTTACTCAATCTATCTTGTAAGACCTACTGAAGAACAGATGAATCAGTTCATGAGCCTGTTTATTCGTGAAAAATTCTGGCTAGAGAATGAGCAAGTTAAGACAACTAAGTTATGGTGCTACAAAGTCAGTGCAACAGAATTAGACCAAGTCAAACCTGGTCTTTATATGACTAAGGCAACTTTTACTTGTCATCCAACCAAGTTTTTCAAAACAAGTGACACGCAAACTTTAACAAAAAGCGGGACTTTGACCGTTCAAGGTTCTGCTCTTGCCTTTCCTAAAATTACAATCGTTGGTCAGAGTACTTCTGAAACTTCATTTACGATTGCTGGACAAGTCATCAGACTTGAAAACCTAACAGAATCGCTTGTGATGGTCAATAATCCTGACAATCCAAGTTTTAAAACAACAACAGGGAAGCCAGTCAAATGGTCAGGGGATTTTATCACAGTTGATCCAGCGAAAGTGAAGAATGTTGGGGTTGTTCTAGGTCAAGGTATTCAATCGCTTGAAATTGAGACGGTTTGGGGGTGGGCATAATTGCTTTATCTACTTAATAAAGATGTGAGAACCGTTCGGTGGAACGGGGAGCCACTTCATGAAGCAACTTCGGCGATTGTTAAAGAGACTATGAATGGCGATTTCACCTTAACTGTGAAATATCCTATTTCTGACTCGGGTATTTATCAACTTATTCAAGAAGATATGTTGATAAAAGCGCCGACTCCTGTTCTTGGTGCGCAGCTATTTCGCATTAAGAAACCTATTGAACAAAATGATCATCTGGAAATCACAGCCTATCACATTTCAGACGATGTGATGCAACGTTCTATCACACCAATAAGTGTGACTAGTCAGAGCTGTGGCATGGCTCTTTCTCGCATGGTTCAAAACACCAAAACCGCTTTGGGAGATTTTTCTTTCAATAGCGATATCCAGGATCGTAGGACATTCAACACGACTGAAACAGAAACTCTGTACTCTGTATTGCTTGATGGCAAGCATAGCATTGTCGGAACGTGGGAAGGCGAGCTAGTTCGTGATAACTTTGCGATGACTGTAAAGAAGAATCGTGGTGAGAATCGTGGTGTTGTTATTACAACGCACAAAAATCTGAAGGACTACCAACGCACAAAAAACAGTCAGAATGTTGTTACAAGAATCCATGCCAAGTCAACTTTCAAGCCTGAAGGTGCTGAAAAAGAAACGACTATCAGAGTGACTGTTGATAGTCCTCTTATCAACTCATATCCTTATATCAATGAAAAAGAGTATGAGAACAACAATGCTAAAACTGTTGAAGAGTTGCAGAAGTGGGCACAGTCTAAGTTCTCAAATGAGGGAATTGACAAGGTCTCTGATGCTATCAAGATTGAAGCTTATGAACTTGATGGGCAAGTGGTCCATATGGGCGACACGGTCAATCTCAAGAGTTGGAAGCATAATGTCGATGCATTCAAGAAAGCTATTGCTTATGAGTTCGATGCCTTAAAAGAAGAGTACATCTCTCTGACTTTCGACGATAAGGCAGGCACTGGTGGTTCTAGAGCTTCTGGTGGGCTATCTAGCGCAGCCGATGCAATTCTTGGAGTGACAGAATCAGCTCAAGAAATTGCCCTTGTAAAAGCTCTTCAAAATGCAGACTTAGATTTTGATCACAAAGCTGGATTGTTAAGACAAGATATTCTAGACGGCATCGAACAAGCCAAGGCTAAGGCCGAGCAAAACAAACGTGATTTATTCGAAGAAATCGACAATCGATTCTCAGGATTCGATAGCAGCATGAACGAGAAGCTTGAAGACCAACGAACCAAAATAGAAGAAATTCGTGCTATTGGTTCAACAGTTACTCAGACGGCAGAAGAAGCTTTAGAAGAAGCCAGAAGTGCTCTTGAGTCTGCTAATACTTCTAAAGATTTGTCCAATTCAAACTTTGCCAAAATTGATCAGATTACTGACAGAATCAAAACGCTTGTGACTAAACAAGAAGTTGACCCTCTGACAGATAGGTTGAGAATTGCTGAAAGCAGAATCGAAGTTCAAGCTGGCCAGATTATCGAGAAATTGTCTCGTACTGATTTTGATAGATTGGCCAATGATAGAGGTTTTCAAACTGCAACCCAAGTCCAGAACACAGTCAAACATTCGGTTGACGGATTCCAAAGGACCATCTCACGTATTGAAACCAAACTGAGAGATATTATTAGAAATGATAATCTATTGCAGAATTCATCCATAATTCCAGTGGGGGACTCCTTGAATGGAACTTGGGGACTGAGTATGTCAGGTGGTAACGGTCGAACAGAGGTTATTGAGTTAAGAGATGCACCGCACTCTGTAATCAAAAAAGGCATTCGTGTCGTTAATAATACAAATGGTGGAAATAAAGACATCGCTCAAAAAATAAATTTAGTTATTGGTGAGAAATATACCATGTCGTGCTGGGCAAGGGTTTCATCAATAAGTACAACTCAAAACGTGAATCTTTTAATACGCTCTTGGACCACCAATGATAATAATCGTAAATTATTCAAAACTATCTCTAACAAAGATTGGGTTCGATATCAATTCACATTCACAGCAGATACAGTATCTAACTCAATACAATTCGGTCAGAGTGGAAGTGGTAGCATTGAAATCTGCGGTATGAAACTTGAGCATTCTGACCGCATGACAGACTACGATGTTAACTCTTCTGAAATTGTGAGTGTTGTAGAGTTTAACGATGTACGAGATACCGTATCATCACACACTCAAACCTTGCAACGACAAGACCAAGCGATTTCACAAGTTATTCAGACCGCTGACGGTCTAGTTAGTCGTGTATCTAATTTCTTGGATGACTTTAACCTGGTATATGATCCAACAAACTTCAGCAAGTGGACAAAGAAGCAACCTGAAGCGAATGTGATCGAGGTTCAAGCTGATACTAGATTGCTACGAATTACCACTACTGGTAAAAACCAAGCAGTCTATCACGGTTTCGCATTGCCACTTAATACCTCAACCTTTACAAAGGGAGAGAAGCTCAGCTATCGCATGGAAGTATGGGTGGATGTCTTACCAGATGGACCTCTAGGAATTGAGCTATGGGCTTCTGACGGTGGACTTGCATCTGATAGAGTCTATCTCACAAAAACAGGAACTCAAATCATCACAGGTACGATGACGGTCCAGAAATCATCGACTAAAACAAGAGAATTCCCTCTCGAAATTTGGTTAATGAAAAACGGGCAAGTTGCCATCGGTCAGGTATCGCTTATTAGAGGTGACAAACCTCCTAAACGCTTCAGTGATAACACATCTACACAGGATGTTGTTACACAAACTCAAGTATCACAGCTACGTGACTCGTACGCTATCCAAACCCTTACTGGACCTGGAGCGATATCTTCTCAAATCAATCTGAATAGCAATAACATTCTGATTGAAGCTGCTAAAATTCGTCTAAAAGGTAGAACACTTCTAGATGAAATCACAGCTATCGATGGTTACTTTAAGCGTTTATTCGTAGGAGATGCCAGAGTAGGTACGTTGAATGCGGATATTATTCGCTCGAATTCGATTTCAGCAGACAAATTGATATTTGATACTGCTCTAGCTAAGAAGCTTGTAGCTAGTGATGTATTCACGGACACTTTAGCAGCTAAAACAGCCTTCATCAATAAGCTACGTTCAGTAGTGGTATCAGCAACCTTACTTGAAGGTTATAAGGGTAAGATTGGCGGTTTCCAAATCGGTACTCACGACAAAGACCCAAATAGTTATTGGCTAACTGGTCAAAATCAATTTAAAGTTGGCATGGGAAGCGGTAATGGTCGTTGGGGCCAAACAGCTCTTTGGGTTAACTGGGGAAATGATTGGGGGCAACCTGGTGACACAGCATGGTATGTCAAAAACAACGGAGAGATGTATTGCTACAATCAAGCTCATTTTTGGAATACACCTATTATTCACGGGAACTTGAAAGTCAGCGGAAATATTTATTATATAACGGACGATAACACGAAAGAAGGTGGCTATTGGATACACTCGCCATCATTTAAACGCATTCAAGAAAGCTCAGGATATATCTACCTGTACCGTTTCGACAATTCGTACTCATGGATACCCGTTAATAAAGAAATCTCTGACAGACGATATAAACATAACATTGAAGATAGTAAGGTGTCTGCTCTGGAAGTTATCAACCGTCTGAAAACTTACTCTTATCGTAAGGAATACGACGGGAAAATCGAGGATATTTCGTGTGGTATCATGGCGCAAGATGTACAGAAGTACGCTCCTGAAGCATTTTTGGAAAATCCAGATGGCGCTTATTCATATAGCAGTTTCGTACTCGTACCTTATTTAATTAAGGCTATTCAAGAACTCAATCAGAAATTGGAGAAAGTAAATGAAGGAAGAAATTAATCAATTAATCATCCAAAACTTAAGTGATGATATCGGACTAAAAGCAAGCGATGCAGCAACTTACAAGGCGCTGTATGAAATCACTCAAAAACAACTCAAGGAAATTTTAAACATCATTGATTCGAATGAAGAACTTAAAGCAAAACTTGAAGAAGTGAGAGGAGAAATGACAAATGGCAATCAATAACTACGAACTAGCAAGCAAGCCTTATACACGAGGTTTTGGCGACAATATCAAGACAGTGGTTGAAATCCGTCTGTCAGAAGGCAATCGGTACAGTGCGAACATGCGTGAGCTAACAGGAGACCGGACAAATGAACCGGAAGATGTCTTGATTCAAGATGTGCTGGATATCCTAAAATCCGAGCTAGATCCAGGAAGCGCCATTGTTAAAACACAGGCGCAACTTGAACAGGCCAATCAGAAGATTGCGCAAAATGAGAGTGAACAGAACAAGCTTGCAGCTCTTATTAAGCAGACTGAAGAGAATTCGAAGGTTAATCAGAAGGTCATTCATGTTCTTGTCTTGAACTCTGTCATGAGCAAGAATATCGAGTACGGTACGACTTATAAAGAATTGGTTGAGTTGATTCCACTAGCTGAAGTTGGTAAGACCTACTTACCACATGACCTAATTACCATTGAAGACCCTGAGCATGTAGAGGTTAACGGCGAAGGGAAACGCATCTTGGTTCAGCTTAATAAGGAATTTACTTATAATGGTGAACCTGTCAGCGCGTTTGTGACAAATGGTACCCTGGAACAAAACGGAACGGGTGTCGCTTGGAAATTTGAAGGGAAGGAATAGGAGAAATAAATGAAAATTGAATTGTTTAACTTTTTTAGAAGTCTAATCCAAACAGAAGATGGCTTGGTTTTGTACGCTCTTAGCCTAATTGTCATTATGGAAATTGTTGATTTTGTATCAGGGACATTTGCAGCAATTGCAAATCCAGAAATTGAATACAAGAGCAAGATTGGCATTAACGGCCTGATTCGAAAAGTTCTTGGGGTTCTCTTGTTAATGGTATTGATTCCGATGTCTGTCTTGCTACCTGAGAAGACAGGGTTCGCATTTCTATACTCGATTTACCTCGGATATTTACTTTTCACATTCCAGTCACTCATTGAAAATTATCGTAAGTTAAAAGGTAACGTGACCATCTTCCAACCCATCATTAAGGCATTTGAGCGATTGGCTGGTGACAAAAACGACAAGAACGAAGGAGAACAATAATGGATATTGATACAAGTAGGTACAGAGAAGGACTTCCACAAATTGGATATGATCCTTATCGTCAAATTCACGCTCATTCAACTGGAAATAAGAAATCAACTGCTCAAAATGAAGCAGACTACCATATGCGCAGACCTGTTGAATCAGGCTTTTTCTCACATGTTGTGGGAAATGGTCGAGTGATGCAAGTAGGGCCAGTAAATAATGGTGCTTATGACGTGGGCGGAGGCTGGAATTATGAAACCTATGCAGCAGTTGAGCTTATTGAAAGTCATTCAACAAAAGAAGAGTTCATGGAAGATTATCGTCTGTATATCGAATTACTTCGCAATCTAGCAGATGAAGCAGGTCTTCCAAAAACTCTTGACTCAGACGATTTAGAAGGTATTAAGTCGCATGAATACTGTACAAACAATCAACCTGACAATTATAGCGACCACGTTGATCCGTACCCTTATTTAGCAAGTTGGGGTATCAGTCGTAGTCAATTCAAATACGATATCGAAAACGGATTGGCAGTTGAAAAAGGTTGGAAAGAAAATTCTACCGGTTGGTGGTATGTCCACTCAGATGGCTCTTATCCAAAAGAAAAGTTTGAAAAAATCGATGGAACCTGGTACTATTTTGATGGTTCAGGATATATGCTAAAAGACAAGTGGAAAAAGCATTTAGATGGGAAATGGTACTATTTAGACCCTTCAGGAGCCATGGCTACTGGATGGAAGAAAATCGATGGCAAGTGGTATTACTTCGACAATGATGGAGCTATGAAGACTGGTTGGGTTAAGTATAAGGATGTTTGGTACTATCTCAATGCTAAAAACGGGGACATGGTATCTAACGCATTTGTCCAATCAGCAAACGGTAAAGGCTGGTATTACCTTAAACCAGATGGTTCACTTGCTGATAAGCCTGAATTCGTGGTTGAGCCAGAAGGGCTCATCACAACTAAATAAAAAACAGAAAGGCTTTCAAAATTTAATTACACTTGACCGCTGGCAATCGCTAGCGGTTTTTTGTTTGGCAATAATAAAAGCAGTGACCGAAATCACTGCTTATCAGCTGTAGCAAATTCATAAAGTTTTTCTGCTGTGAGAAGGGCCATTTTGTCCATGCTTGTTTTTC